CATTTGGAACATTCGTCAGCTAGCAGATTAAGAACATTGGTTGTGACAACGACCAACTTTGGCTGGTAGAAGCATTTTCCTTTTGAAGCAATTTCAGCCTTGTTGGCATAAGAAAGCTCGTTGTTCATCAAATCAATGATAAGCTGCGTGGGGGCTCGTTCGCAATATTGCATTTTCGTGTTACCAAAATCGTCGATCTTGGCAACTACCTTATCGGAAGTCCAGTTTGGCGCAAATTTGTCGTCTGCCTTAATAGTGGCAATATATTCATTACCAGTAGGGAGACCTGCGCTAGCACAAAGGGCATCAATAATATTGGAGCCAACCGTGGTTTTACCCTGGTTAGATTTACCAAAAATTTCGATACCGAATGGTGCTTCTCGGATGCCACCGTTGATCTTCTTCGCAACATACTCGTTACGAATGTGAAGTAAACGCTGAAGCTTGTCGGAAATGACTTTCTTGTCAAATCCTCGAGCAGCAGAATTCAAATCACGAAGTCTACCGGTGACGCTCTCTAGGCGCCTATCAAATTCATTCTCGGTGATACCGGTGAATTCTTCAAGGTTGCCGTTCTGAACTAAATCCCACCAAGAAGTGACGAGAATGACTTCATCGTCAAGTTCAATAGTGGAATGGTCGTTCAAAAAGAGAGGCTTGATACTTCCTGTCTGAAAGCACGCGTAGGCGCCTTCAGCAAAGAAGGTGACAGTTCCAATGAGAGCATCGATAACATCAGATGCTTCGAGGTGTGTTTTAAGCACTTCCGAATCGAACAATTTAAATCCTGCGATAGAAAAGTTCAAGTTGGAGGCATCACACATTCCTAGTGTCACGAGGACACCAAGGAATTTGGAAAGGTGTTTAAAAGCTCTATTCGATTTAATGGAAGACCAAGAGGTCTGGCATTCTCGAAGAACAAACAACCAGTTAGGAACGTCGAACCCTGACTGTTCAGTCAGGGTCTTCTCAGCAAAAAGATCGCTGAGGTATTCGATGACAATAGACGAGACGGACTCGTTGTAATGTGATCGTACGTACAGAAACACGATAGAAGAAAACTGAGAGAAATCTTGCACATTGCGTAAAGCAAGGAACAGTGCAATCAAACCTTCGGCTTCTTTAATAATGTTCTGCGGCAGAGAAATATTGCTATATTCTGCTAGTTTGTCAATGAAGACAGACAT